TTGTACATTTATGCTATCACCTTGATTTAATTGAATATCTACAACATTATTCCATTTAGCATTAATTTTTGATCTACTACGAGTATTTTTATAATTTTGTGATTTAATATTACTACAATCTATCAGAAACGTTGATTGACTCATTATATATTATAAATATATTTTATGTTAAAATATTTATAATTTATCTTAAATTTTGAATTTATCTTAAATTTAATTAAATACTTGAAGTAGTATTTATTATGCTTCCCTGTTTTATTAATAAAATTCTCTCGCATTCCGCGAAGCACATAAGCGTTGATTGGCCATCAAATCTAGGATCATAGGTTGCATCGTATTCAAATTGTAAATCAACAGCTTGTGAACCAACTGCGACACCATTCCCAGCAACTTGCTCGGCGTCAACTTGTTTCTTAAATGAACAGCCCATTAAATGTCCTGTACCTCTTAAATGAGTTTGAGAGATTCCCATATAACCTTGATTTGACACACCGGCTTTTCTATCATTTTCTTCATATTGTTTTGTTACAACGATAGCAGAATCTAAAGTTGTAAATCCTGGTTGTTTAGAAGGATTATCTTCGGTCAAATTATCAGTCCAATTATCTTGCCTACAATCAGGAGAAGCCATATAATGACCTTTATTAATATAAAATGGTTTGCCGAAACATTTGTTCAACTCATGGTACATTCTGAGATCTGTTTGAATTTGTGATGAATAATAAGGGATAGAATTTACATTAACATTAAATCTCATGCCATCTTGTGCCCTAGAAGCTCTGGAACAGTAATTTAATAGTAATGGATTTTGTTTACCTCCTGTAACATTGTGATAAGGGAATTTAGCAACATCTTGAGGACCTGAAGGATATAATCTAAAAAGAATGTTTCTCAATACTTCGTTAGATAATCCCATTAATCTAGAAAATTGTTGAGTAGATTTAGAACCATAGCCTGAAACATCATTTGAAAATTCTGAGATAGTAGTTTTCATGCTTTTAAATTGTGTGTAAACTTGTTGGAAACCTTCTTTCATCATTTTATCTTGATCCCTTTCTAATCTACCATCTAAATAATAAATTAAATCAGTAGCTATGAAAACTTGATCGGTTACAATATTTATTTTTTTTCCTGGAGTGTCATTATAATTGAAAACAGGATCTAAACCTAAACCGGCTTCTGTGGCGTATACAACGTGATCTTCAACGGTGTCTAGTACACAATTTTTTGTATCATCACCGGATTTTTCAATTTTATTTGTTGCAACAAGTTCTTGAGGTCCTAAAATTAACAATTTTGTAGGCATATTGTTTGCATCTTTTTCTAAAATAGTGCCGATGGCTGTTTCTTGATCGGTACTTAAACAAAATGAATCACCTACAGCAAAAGCACCAGCTGGGGAAGAGGTGGTGACATTAACTACTTTTCTAGCAATCAATATCTGTGCCTGTGTTCCACCGCTAGGAGTTTCAACTTTAACTGTACCGTAAGGTCTAGTTACATTCTCAGGGTCAACAATTTCAAACCAATTTTCGTCATTTGTGTCTTCTGCTTCATTATAAATAACTTTAAAAGAGTTAGATTCATTTAATAAAAAAGTTTGGTTTTCTGAGTAACTAACATTGTATGTTTCTCCGTCCTCATACCCTGAACCCTCAACAATATTAAAGACCGATTCGTCGTCGTCAATACTAGGATCAACTGCAGTAGAAATCATAAATTTAGGGTCAACCTGATAATTTAAAGGTGCTGGGTCTTGGAATTTAATCATATCAGTTTCTTTGTAACCTTTACCACCATCTAAAATTCTTACATTAATCATTTTACCTGTTGCGTCAGAATCATACATGAGTCTTAAACCTGTTCCTGATCCTGTAACTTGATTATCCATAATAAGATCGGTTTGATTATACAATGAAGTATGAACCTGCCCTTGAGTAATCCAGACCAAAGATGTTATACTATCATGAGTTGCTAGAGATTGAGAAGGACAAAATATAGCCCTGTCATTAGATCCCCAATCTCCATTTTGTGAAAAAACGATATCTAAAATAACTTCTTCGTTAAGTAATCCTAAAGGAAATTGTCTATCAACTTTAAATAAACCTGGGAATAAATCTCCCAATGATATAGAATATTGTGGAGTATTTTCGTAATCAGTTTCTAAATTAAAATTATAGTCAGCATTAACCCAATTTGGGCGACAATTATTTCTACCTTTGACATCCTGCGAAGGGTTTTCTTTTTCGTAGACATCCCCAGCTAATCTATATTGACCAGCTAAAACCTCGGAATTATCTGGGTTTGAGTCTAATTTAGATCCAGAACAAGTCTCAAAAACGAAATTAATCCCATGTAATTGGGAATCAATATTTAATTTTTTTTCAGGTTCTGTTAATTGATTTAAATTGGCATATAGATGGTTTGCGTTGTCAATTTCTGCAAATTTTCCAGAAGATTCAGTTCGCATGCTTGCCGATTGAATTAATGAAAAAACGCCTAAATTAGGTGGATACTGATAACCCTCTTCAACACATGTTGCAGGTAATACGATACGAGAATCTGCACTTAAATAAGCACCTCGGCGAGGCAAAATAAAAGAACACTGTCCGCCTGCTGTATTTGTATCATTTATGCTTCTTGGAAATATACTAATAGTTTCAATCCTTTGTTCTTTATTTTCAATTGATTCGCTTAATTGTAAAGATTTTGGTAATTGATTCATTATTATATATAAATATATTATTTTTATATATTGTTTTTAGCAATAAATAAAAATATTTTTCAATTATTAAATAAATTTTATTAGTTTACTGCAACTTGATTCCCTAATTTATCAGTGACTATTTCAGTAGATGCCAATGTATAAATATAAACGTTATTGGGTTCATTATCTAAATCAGATTCAATTGAATAATTATAAGAGGCGTTAGAATAATTGCTTGAAGCTCCTGCGAATAGTCCATCGAGTCTAGCACCGATGCCATATACATGCGAAGCTTTTTCTATATCTCCATTCCTTGACCATGCTCCATTATTTGTTTTAACCCATTGTTTGACTAATCCTTGATCAGTTGTTTGAGGTGTTTCTAAATCTGATTGTCTAACATCAACCATATATTCTAATTTTTCAGAATCTGGAGAAATTAAACATTTTTTATTTTGACAGTATGGATAAATAGCGTCTAAATATTGTCTTGATCTTAAAGCTTGGAATGATTCAGCTTTATTTATTTTAGCTTCATCAACGGAATAATTATTAGGATATCTGATAGCACCTCTATTTATAGTAAATTGTTTGATATTTGCTACTTCATAATCATCATTGTCATTTAATATAGGACAAGTCGAGAAACTATTATAAGAATCATTTTGTGACCATTCAGAAGGTACAAAATTATGATAAATAGTATTTACATTTTGAAGCTGAATATTAATATTATTATGATCGTTAGAAGAGTTCATAACATTTTGAAAGTTATAGAAAGAACTGTAAGCAGAATCTAAACCTTTTAACTCTTGATCTAATACAAGATAATCACCCATTAAAAAAACTCCTTGTAATTCATATTTATAATTTTGACCACTTAAACCGTATATTACCTGAGAATCTGGAGCTAAATTAACTTTAATACTTAAACCTCTTTCTAAACTGATTAAAGGGTTGGATGTGAAGTAACCATTTTTTAAAGGTAAAGCGAATTCAACATCGCCGCTTATTTCTCTTGCGATAACATCATTGTTAGCGCAAGCGGTCAGAGACATATTTTGATACGAGCATAAATCTTTATAAGATGTTGTAGCCCCAATGGATGAAGCCATATTTCTATGATAATTTTTAGCTTGTTCAACCATAGATCCTCTCATATTAGAAACAGATATAGTGTCAAGAACCGAATTAACTGCGATTCTATCATCAATATAAGCAACTTCTTCATAAGATGCTACATCCTCTTCAGCAGATCCGTTAACATCGAATCGATTTGCGGGCATTTGTTTATCACCATTTTCATTTATCAATCTAAATTTTCCGCATAAAAATAAACTTCCGGAACTTATCAAACGTGTAACATTTTCATTAAAGTCAAAAGTTATTATAGGCGATGATTTGTAATATGAATATAAACCAGAATTATTTTTATTCACTGGAAATAATTTGAAGGGCAATTTTTGTACAATATTAGCACTCATTATTTATATATATTAATATATATTATTTTTTTATATTAATATATTTTCTCATAATTATAATATTTTTAGTAAATTACTTGCATAGAGTCTGGCCTAATTTGTAATTGTCGTCGGTGAAATAAAAATGAATGCATCAAGAGTGCTTCGACATTGGTATAATTAACATTTAATCTAATCTGACCTTCCGTAGGTCTGTTGCAATTGTATGAATATTGCGGTAATGCCAGTCTACGACCGATAAACAGATGTGAATAAGAGTCGCGTATTGTGTTGACATCAAAACCCGCGGCTTGTAAACTCAGCATCATTTCTCTTAAAGCTACTGCATTAAAACTTTTTTTAGCATTTGAGAATCTATCAAGCTCTACACGTCTGTCAGGTGTGACAACTCCATATAAATTGTAAGAATAGTCTCTATAAACAGTAGTTGAGCTTGAATCAGGCGCGAAAGAGTCTTCTTCAAAAGAGTTCGCGGAAGAGTGTTGACCAACCGAAAGAATAGCTTTAGCTCTTCCATTTCTCGCATTTATGTATAGTGAGTTATTTAAGGAATTACTAGAAATATTAACAGGGTAATCGGTATAAGTATGATATTCGATGTTCATTTGTCCTCTTTGTAGTTTATCTAAAATACTGTCTACATATTGTTGGCCTGCATCAACGTAAGAAATATTCATTCTAACGTCAGACATTTCAAAATTTTCTGTATTGTTCGTTGTTGTATCCCCTACAACGTATACTGATTCATTTTCACCCACTTCGGCTGATAAATTAGTAGTAAAAGTTAATTTTATTTCCGCTGTGTCTTCATCATCATCGTCACTTCTTACAACTTTTACAGAAGAAATTTTATAATTTGTACCATTTACGTTAACAGTTTGACCTTCTGCAAAAAGGTGTGCGCAATTATCTAAAGCAGGGCTTAAAACTTTATTACCTGTAAAGGCTGTTGAATATTCTTTTTTATTGTTTTTTAACGTAACATTATTAGTGCCTTCTGCCGAAGTTCCGGCAGTAACATAAGCACTGGCCGAAGAATAGCCGCCATATACATCATGAGCTACGACGACTTCTCCTTGTGCGTTTACTCCGTACATTTGGGCTTTAAGATTTTGAGCGACTGTCTCAATATTATTCAACTGTATCTTAATTCTTAAACCTCCTAAAGCTAAATTAACTAAAACTTTTTCTCTATCTGGTTTACACAAACCAGACAAATACAAAGGCATAAGTACTTCAACAGTTTTTTGATGATCTTGGCTTTTTGTGGGGTCACAATATTGATTACCTGAAGTATCACCGATAACAACTTTGTTAGGTTTGCCTTCATGTAAATATCTCAAATTATTTAGAGATTCATTAGCGGAGTAATATTGTCTTAAAGCATCACAAATGGCGTAATTATCTAAATTTTCAAAAACGGTACTCCCATCACCGCTTGAGATTTGAACACTTCTCCATAGTGAATAAGCCCCAGCTCTTTCAGAGACACATTGTTTTAAATTTCCTGATAATTTTAAATTAGCTATAATATAAAGATCTTTTGGATTTAAAACTTGAAAAGTTGGAGGTATATAAAAATTAATTTCATCAGAATCTTTATAAATATTATTTTTTCTGTCAGTGTAAATAACTGTATTTTGGGTAACAATATTTGACATTATTATATTATATATATATATTTTATATTTTTATATAATTAATTTAATTATAGAAAATTATAAATAATTTTAAAATACTCCTGACGCTACATGCATTGGAGTAGCAACTGTTGATATATCACCTACTACATTTGCCGATGAGAAATTATCTTTAGCGGCTTGTACTTGGTTTGTAAGTTCTTGTTGTTTAATTGTGTCTTGTTGATCTTGTTCGGTATTAATTTGGTCTTGTGTTTTAGCGTCTTGTCCACCAGCTACAGCAGCATATATTCCACCTCCAATTCCGACTAAAATTCCAAGCACATCGCCCACAATAGGCACTGCATCAAGTGCAGCTCCTGCAGCTTCTACACCAGCTACAGTGCCCTCAACTGCGGCTTCTGTACCTGCTTCAACTGCTGAGGAAACAGCTTCAGTGCCTGCTTCAGCTGCTCCTTCTACTGCTTCAGTGCCTGCTTCAGCTGCTCCTTCTACTGCTTCCGTACCTGTCTCGGTTGCTCCTTCTACGGCTTCCGTTGGTTCAGTAGTAGCCTCAGTAGCTTCGCTAGGTTTAGCTGCGTCTTCAAAGTCAGTCATATCGGCTACATCGTCCGGTAACTCAACTGTATCATCAGGAATATCGCCTTCATCTGGTACGGCTCTCATATCTGTCATTTCAATTTCTTGTGATCCACTACTTGTTCCTTGATCACCCAAAGAATTTAAAGAGGTGTCTTCATTTTCACCTGGCATTTCTTCTTCATTAGCCTCGGTGTCTGTTGTTTGTTGTTTGCCTTTTTTAAATTTTCCAAACATTCTTTTTAATCCGTATGCAGATGAAACACCGGTGACGCCTTCGCCCACAGAATCAACAATAGTTTCTTTTGTTTTTTGAATTTGTTCTTCGATGCCTAAACTACTTGTTAAATTATTGATTGATTCTTGTATATTTAAACTTTTACTATCTAAACCAGTATTTAAAAGACCTGTGTTTCTATCTTTTAATGCTCCAGCGGCTTGAGACACAGAACCAAAAGTCAAATTATTTTTATATTGTTGGTATAAACTAGCCATTATATTAATATAATATATATTTTATTTTTATATTAATACAATTATAAACCATCTTTTTCAGAAGCATCCGAAATCTTTTTATCACGTAATTCCTTATAGTTAGATATCTCGGGCACTTTATATTCTTTAATTCCTTCAGGTCCGATTTTAAATGCTCTTGGCTTTACTTCATCGAGTTTTATATATAACCATGAATATTGCTCATCTGTGGCCTCATCCCAGATTTTATTCATAAAATCTTCTCCTGATAAATATTGAGACCACTCATCTAAAATTTTTTTTCTCTCGATAGTAGAACTACATTTACTTAAAAATACGGCTGTACTCATAGAACGGACAATACATGGCAAATCTTTACAAGTTTGGTTACTTGTCCAAATAGTCATATTAAAATGCCTATATCTGGAATAACAATGAGTAACAAAACCATTGCGTTTTAGATAACCTGAGATGTCGTCCAAAACTACTAAAATTCTGGGGGGCAAGTTAGATGGGTCAAAAACATCAAATTCCATTTGATATTCGATAATATTTCTCATAATAGCATCAACATTCTTTACATCATCAAATATAACAAACTTATCTTTTATTTCTTCTTTAAAATAAATTTGACAAGCACGGTCAATTTTTACTGTGGGTGAGATATAATAGATTATATCAAATATATCTTCATAAAATTCAGGTCGTAACAAAAAGTTACAAATCATATTGCTTTTCCCAGATCTGCAGCGAGCAATGAAGGTGGTAATTCCTGGGACGCATGGCAAACGATCATCAATAGGTCTAGGAAGAGGTAGTTCAGGTAAGTAATTTTGAACTTCTAAGATTTCAAGGGATTTATCAACTTTACTAAAATATTGTTTATTTTCTTTATTTGCTGATTTAGAAACGCTTTTACTAGGCATTATTATATATATTGTAATATTTTATTTTATAAATATCATCCTTTTATACATCAAATGATTCTGAGTCGGTGTCAGTATCAATTAGATGTGATATATTGATATTTTTATTAAACTGGATAAGGTTCTTGGCATGCTTCTTGGTTTTAAAGTGTCTGTTTAGGTGATCGCTACCGATTGTAATTTTACAAGCTGGACATATAGATCTTCTAGATTTTTTATAAGCATTAATTTTAGGTCGATTAGCTTTACAATATTCTTTTTTGGTTCTAGTTGGTATTTTTTTATTTAGAGAAGGTTTTAGTAATTCAATTTGTTTACGCTTCTCTTTGTATAAGTCATTAATATTACATTTTTGAATTACATTAAATATGAAATTGGAGTAGCCTCCATTTTTTCTAATGAATTCATATAAGGGAGATGTACGTTTAATATTTGTCGAACAATGTTTAAGATTAATCTGGCATTTATGTAGATTATCAGTAGCTCCAATATAAAAATCAGAGACATTAATATTTTTGCAATTTAATTTGTAAATAAATCCTTCATTCATTAATATATTATATGAGTTTATTTTTAAAATTATTTTCTTACTTAAAAGTAAGGGGACAACGAGACTAAGCAATACCGCCTGCTGTGTATCGGACATATTATATATGAATAAAAAACCTACACCCCCTTGTTTTCCCAAAATAAATGATTTAGGTTTGTGGTTGAGCTTAGATTATTTTTGGTTTTTTTTGTAGGATTCTGCTTGTACTTCTTGTCTACCAAAAAAATTGGTTGTCTGTTAACATTATATATATCATCAAAAAACTAAAACAAACAAAAAGGTTTTATAAATGGTTGAATCTACTCATATGAACAGAAATGTCATTTATATTTTGTCTATCTAAGAATTCATTAATAAATATATTATTCTAATAACTTATCTATAATTTAATTATACCTGGCATGTTATTAAATAGATAATGTTATTACAAGTGCATCAAAATGATGTATTTGTAATAAATACTATTATAAAAATGTTAAAATCTTTTAGTATTTTTTAACGCGGCCAGTTTTCTTTTTTTCTCTCATTGCCCTTTTTATTTTTGTTTTTCCTAGTTCTTTATAAGTTTTAGGTGTTTTACGATTAACGCGAACTGTTGGGCGGTAAATATCGCCTTTTTTCTTATATCCGACTTTACCTCTTTGATTTCTCCATTTTTCTTTAAACCATCTTGTAATGCCTGAACCTGTTTTTTTTTTTCCTTTGTATTTTCCGCCAAGTTTTTTATATTCCTTCACAACTAATGCACTTTTATACGCTGAATGCTTCATGTTTTTATACTTATTTTTAGCCTTTGAATATAATGATTTATTCAAAACAACTGACATATATTATATAAGAAAAAATATTTCCAAAAATTAGCCTAAGTATTTTAATTAGAATATCCGTTTCTGGGAAACGAATATTGAGTAAAAAAGGTTGAGGCAAAAAAAATAGTATAACTAAGAAAATTATAAGAAAAAATATTTCAAAATGGGGCACTTTTTTTTTATTCATAATTGAACAATATCCCCGGTTTTTATTCTGGCTGGTGAAACCCCTTATAAATGCTTATAAAAGGCATTTTTAGAATATTTTTAGATTTTAATATAATTTAATGGTCGTATATTAGACCATTAATAAATATTTATTGTTATTTTATATACTAATTAATCGTACGTGATTATTAAAAACGAGAAAAGCGATTTTTAGTTCGCATTGTTTGCGATCCTGAAAGCCGAATAATTTATAATATTTTGAGAAATGAAAATAATCCCTGATAGGGCGTCTGAGAGTAAATAAATACTGATTTAATAATTGTTCAGCGGATAAAATGGCACAGCCTGCGGAATCGGATTGAGGATAATGAATAAAATTATAAATATTTTCACGGGTGTATTCTTTGCCCATTACTATACTATATTGTCTTATCTTTAAGCCCTTTTTCAAGATAAAGACGATAGACTATAAAATTTTTTTTTTGGAGATTTCAGGTCTATAAAATAAAAATTGATATTTTGAAGCCTTAGCCTTATAATTTTAGAATGAGAGATTCAAAATATTTGTCGCTTCGCTCCTGCCGCGAGACATTTCTTTTTAGCCATTATTTCAAGAAAAATTAGCCACAAGATTTTATAAAATATTCGCCTTTAAGAAATATAAATGAAATGAAATAAAAATAAAATACTAAGAAAATATTAAGAATAATAATTTTTTTTTAGGCGACTTTTTTTATATTTCAAAATACATTTCTCCAAAAAAAAATTAGCCACAAGATTTTATAAAATAATCGCCTTTAAGAAATATAAAAAAAGTCGCCTAAAAAAAAAATATTTTATTAAGCAATTATTCTTGAATTATACAAAAAATTAAACCCTGCCGAAATATTAATTCAGAGAAATATAGACCACAAATAGATATAGAGAAAAACAAAAAATATTTTTTTCTATTTATCATATAGATAATAGAGAATACC